TATTTTCCAAATACGATAAGCAGAGAAAAGAAGAAGACCATGCTTTTGTATTACATAACGATAGAGAAATAGATGATGAAGACTGGGGTTATTATTGTGGCTTTTGTGATGAAGAAGCCTCTTGTTTAATACAACTTCCTACTGGGTATTTGTATTTATGTAAAGAATGTTTAGAACATTTATCAACAGTTTTTAACTATACAGGAGATATGAACAAGAAACAAACTGTAAGCGATATAGACTTTAGTCAGTTAAAGCCATGGGTAGAAGGAAACAAAGAAGAATTTCGCAAGCCAGAAATTACTGTTAAAGAATGGATGGACTTAAATGACAGTAAATAAGGTGCAAGTAACGCCAGAACAGTATCAACTTATGTTAGACCTTAAAAAGGCAGAACATGATTTAGCTTTTTTTGCTGAAAGGTTTATAAGTAAAAATATAACATATAATGCTATACCAGAGTTTCATAAAGATATATATTCTTTAGTAACCAAGACTAAGGATGGGTATAAGCTGATAGTAGCACCTAGAGGTCACGCTAAAAGCACTGCAATATGTATAATTTTTGTTATTTGGTGTACGATGTTTGAGCATAAGAACTGTATATCTATTATTGGTTCTAGTAAGGAACTAGCTGAAGGTTGGATACGAAAGATAAGGCTTGAATTAGACCATAATCCTATATACACAGAAATAATGTGGGATTGGAAAACAGACAAAACTAGGCAGGATTATATAGAGATAAAGAGTTTAAAGGGTGGCATAGTAGAGATTAAAGCTGTTGGTGCTAGTGGCAAGATACGAGGTAGAAGACCAGATTTAGCCATAATGGATGATATCGAGGATGATGAAGCGGTACAGAGTAAAGAGCAGAGAACTAAACTTAGAGCTTGGTTAGATAAAGCTGTAATAGGAACCTTACTACCTAAGGGTCAGTTAGTCTGTATAGGCACTATACTTCATCACGATGGATTGTTGCAGAATATACTGGACAATCCTATAGGTTGGGAGACATTATTTTTTCAAGCATATATAGGCGGTACCGAAGACGAAGACCACGTATTGTGGAAAGAACAGTTTTCTCATGAGGATTTACAGGGCAAGAAGAAAGTTATGGGTAGCTGGGCTTTTAGTAGTGAATATATGAATATTCCAGTAAGCTCCGATGATGCTCCTTTTAAGCCAGAGAATATACGTAGATTTAAAACAAAACCAGATAAGTTTAGCGTAGTATTTGTTGCAGACCCTGCATATACGGAAGGAAACCAGAGTGATTACAAAGCTGGTGCTATTATTGGTAAAGATACTGATAATAATAGGTACCTTTTAGATATTTTACTTACTAGGTTACCTCAAGCTGATTACTTACAGGCGTGTTTAAATATGATACTTAAATGGAAATATGCTTTAAGTAACGTAGGACTTCCTAGTGGCAGAGAAGTAGATTTTTATAATAAGTTTATAGAGTTTTGTAGCAGTAAGGGTCATTATTTCAGTTATAAAGAATTAAAGAACACTACAGGAACTAGCACACATTTATCACATAAAACAAAGACAGCTAGAATAGTTAGTAGTTTACAAGGGTTATTTCAACAAGGTAAGTATTATATACCACATAAAGATAGTGACTGCTGGAGTCCAGCTGTTGAATTAGCAAGAGACCAACTAGAGACATTCCCCAGAGCTAAATACGATGATGCACCTGATGTTATGAGCTATGCAGAGCAAATACTGCAACCAGTGTATTTCGGTAAAGACGATGAGGAATATCTAGAGGAATGTAATATAATGGACAATAACCATGGTTATACAGGATATGGAGACTAAATGGCAAAGAGTAAGATGAAAGAAAAGATAGTATCTTTCCCTAAAAAGGATGATTTATGTGACTACTGGAATGAGCAGGTTGACGATGCTATTTCTGATAGAAGCACATGGAATGATGCGAGGCAGAAGTGGTATAGAATGAGAATGAGGATTAGGAAACCTAAAACTTTTCCTTTTAAAAATTGTGCTAATGTTAAACTCCCTACTGCTGAAGTTATTATAAGAAGATTAAAAGCAGGGCTCTCTCAGAATTTATTTGGTATTAGACCCGTAGTTCAGGCTATACCAGCACCAAGCACTAATCCAGAAACTGGACTAAGGGCAGAGAAATTTATCGACCATCTCATTATGGATGTAGATAAAGCTAAACTTAAATCTATAATGGCATTAGACCAAGAACTTGAACAAGGCTTTGTGGTTTTAAAACCATTCTGGGATTATGAAGAAACTGTCAGAATAGAAGAATCAAAGGTTGAAGATATACCACCACAGTTAGCTGAAATACTTTTTTCTGATGCTCCTGAAGACGAACTAATACCAATGTTTATAGATTATTATGAAGTTGATACTGGAGAATCTGTTATTGAAGATAATATTAAAGAAATACAAGCTTGTATTGTAGCTTTTAGGGAATTAGGCAAAACGGAACATAAGCTTCAGCTAAAAGATATATTAAAAAATAATCCTTCTTTTGACTATTACGATGCAAACAGAGTTATACTTCCTTCAGATGCTAGATGTGGCCCACAAAATGCAAGATGGATAGCTTTTGAAACTGACATACCATATGAAAAAGCTTTATCAAATGCTGAAACTAAAGGTTGGGATATTAAAGCTTTAGAAGATATAGACTGGGTTACTACTCAAGATGAAGAAGGAAAGAAAAGTTATCTGGGAACTAATGTAAGAAAAATTTCAGATATAGATTTTAAAGATTTAAATGAAGGAATCCAGACATATAAAAACCAATCACATCTAATTAGATTGCGTGAGATTTATTGTTGGTATGATATTAATGGAGATGGTGTTGTAGAAAAATGTGTTATTACAGTAGCACCACAATTTAAAAAAATATTAAGAAAAACAACACTTCCGTTTGATAATGGCAAGTTTCCAGCAATTAAACTCGCCTATGAATATCGTGAAGATAGATGGTTAGCACATAGGGGTATCTGCGAAATGTCTGAGGATATCATAAAAGAAATTGATACTCAACATAATATGAAACTTGATGCTATGACTATCCGTAATGCTCCTATGTATACATATAGAGTTGGTGCGGTAAATCCTAGACTTATTAAGTTTATACCAGCACAAGCTATTCCACGTCAAGATAAGGACGACTTAACCGCACTTAATAATTCTAACCCACAAGCTGACTTTAGCTGGGATAGAGAACAACAGATGCTAGAAGCTAAAACTGGTGAGTTGTTTGGACAGGTTGATTACTCGCTACAATCAATGATAAATAGAAGACAACCTAGAACTGCTGAAGAAGTTGGAGAACAAGCCAATTCTTCACGACAGGTTTTCTCTTTAGATGCAGAGACAACACTAGAATCTTTTTCTGAACTATGGCAATGGTATGCAGACTTATGGTTTCAGTATGGTGACGACCAAAGAGTAGTACAGTATTTTGGAGAAGATGGATTTGAGACTATCCAACTTAAACGTGAAGAAATACAAGGTATGAAATTTATAGTTAGAGGAAACGATAGAAATACTAATCCACAAGTTAAGATGCAAACAGCACAATTGATACTTCAGGATGTTTATTCTGCGGTACAGACTGGAACTGCAACACCACAAAATATATTTAATGCTAGACGTAGATTCTATCAAGCATTAGGTGAAGTTAGACCAGACCTATATGTATCTCAACCGCCACCACCTGCTCCACCACAACCATCTCCAGAGATAATTAAATCAATATTTGATAAATTAACTCCGATGGAACAGGCACAAATAAAACAGCTTATAGGAATACAGCCAGATATGAAAGGTGCAACAGCTGAGAATGAACTAGTACAGAGGTTGAAGGCTTCTGAGATAGATAAAAATAAGTCTGATATAGAGAGAGATAAAATGAGTACTCTCACTAATACATTAAAAACCATAAACGAAGGAAGGCAAGAATGACAAAACAGAAGAAAATTAAAAATGTCAATGAAGTAACACAGGACGAAGCATATGATAT